TCGGAGATCTCAAGCATTACAGCATCAAGGCTGCGAACCTTGCCCTGCGCATCTCTGGTTGCAACACCGATACCGGAAAGTGCCTTGCTGGCGGCAGAGCTTGGATCGGTGATGCGCTTGGCAAGTTGCCCCATGCCCTTGGCGACACCTTCAATGCTGCTGCCGCTATCCTGCGCTGCCTGCCCAAACCTGCTGAGCGATTCCACGGCCACGCCAGTGCGCTGGCTCATATCATTCAAATTGTCTGCCGCATCAATCGAGCCCTTGGCGATTGCGGTCAGTCCAGCAACAGCCCCAACCGGCAGCAGCGCACCCATCAATCCGCCGACGCCTTTGGCAGCTTGCCCCATGCGGCCGAGGCCGCCGCCGACTGCTCCGGCTTGCTTGTTCAGATTGCCAAGGCTGCGGCTAAGGCCGTCGATCTCGCCCTGGCCTTGAACGTTTGCCTTGACCTTAAGGATCGCGTCAAGCTTCACGGCTAGCCAGTCGCAGGATTTCAGCCTCGATGATCTGCAGATCGCTCAACATCGCAGATTCATCCGCCACTGACCGCAGTCTAAACAGCCACGCCACCGCGCCATAGTCCAACCCGATCAGGCCGCCAGGGCCGGTGCGCCATTGCGTCTGGCAGTCAAGGAACACCATCAGCGCAGGCCACGCATCAGGCTCAACCTCGAAGTGCTCAGGCTGGCCGGGCTCGAATCCAACCACGCCAAGCACCGCGGCATCATCTGCGGTTTTGTCGATCACGCCGCCCTTGACCCAATGCTGAGCGGCGTCCTTCAGTTTTTTGCTTTGTTACCGGTGACGCTTTCGAAGTACGCCACGACAATGGCGCTCGCGACTGCTGGAATGTTCAGCAGCTCAGCCTTGCTGGCGGCAGTGAATGGCACATCCTCGCCGTCCTCATCCTGCACATTGCTCCAGCCGGCCAGTACCTCATCAGCTACCGATTGGTCGGTCAGCTCGATGCCATCATCACCGCGCTGCTTTGCCCTGAATAGGTCTTGGATCTCATTGATCCGCGTCTGCGCCAGTCGGTTGAACCGCGCATCAAAGGTCTGCTTCTCGTAGCGTCCGCCATCAATCGGCAGGCGCAGCACCACCGGCCACTCATAGGTGGCCGACTTCTTCAGGACAAATGCCATGCAGGATCAGGAGAAGGTGATCGAGACTTCATCGTTGCCGGCGCCGGTCGGGATTGCCACGTAGGGCAGGTTCAGCATTTGCACGCCGTCCTGGTCAGCATAGGTCGGGTTGCTGATGTCCACCTTGGGCGCCACCAACGAGACCCGATTGCCAGCGGTTGTGCCATGCAGCAACGTCAGCACGCCGGTGGTGTCGTTGTTGGCAATGGCGAAATAGTCCTTCGTGGCGATCGGCACAGCCTCGATCATGCACTCGCCGGATGGCGCCCGGTTGGTGATCATGATCTCCTTGGTGCAGCCAACCAGCTCGCGGTAGATCAGCTCATTGGCCATGTCAAGGCTGAGCGACTGCAGGCAGCCGGCATAGCTCAGAAAGCTGAACGTGCTGCTGTTGCCCGGCTTGAAGATCAACGGGTCAGCCTGTGCGGTATAGGTGCTGGCCGGCGCCGCCGTGTCAGTCGGTGCGTTGTAGATCCCGGTGAACTCGAAATCGATCGTCGGGATTGCTCCCACTTCAGCGCTCAGCGAGAATGTGCCGCGGCAGCCGGTGGCCTTATGCAGCACGCCATCATTGTTGTAGTAGATGGTGGCGCTGTCAAAGCTGCTGCTGACTGGCTTGTAGCCGACGTTAGCGGCGATGCTGTAGTTGCTGCTGGCGCCAGGCGTGAAGCTGGCGGTAGTGGCCTGCACCGTTGCCACCTTCGTGCTGCCCACGTAGTCAGTGATTACGCCGCTGCTGCCTGATCCGGTGCCGCTGGTGATGCTGATGATCATGCCAACGTAGGCGTCATCCGTAGCGCTGGCGCCTGCTGCCAGGGTGATGCTGCCAGCAGAGCCTGCCGTAGCGGTGCCGGTGACTGCAGAGCTGGTTGTGGTCTCGGCCATGCCGCACGCCTTTAGCAACGCACCAAATCGCGGCGCAGTAGCAGCAGTGCCGGAGCCGGTTAGCTCAATCTGGAAGTTGATCAGCACGCGCTGGTTGGCCAGCAGCTGATCATTGTTGCCCAGCCATGGCCGAATCAACTCGCGGCTGACGACATCCGACTCAAGCGGTGTGACATCAATCGAGCGGACCAGCAGCGCATCCGTCCCAGCCGGGCTGGAATCAGTCGCGTACGTTGCCTCGGCTTTTACGAGGAGGAGTTGCTTGCGTGTCAGCAGTGCCATCGGTAATAGGCTCGATTTGGCTTGGAATCACCGGACGCCTAACGCCGGTTTCGGGATCCAAGACGTAGGAGCCGCCTTGGCCGTGGTGCTCATCCAACATGCTAGCGATAATCAACCTGTTGCCAGATTAGCGACTGCTGTGCGATACCTGATCAGGTAATCACATGCGATCACGCCAGCCGGTTGATCAGCCTCCACCATGTCGAACTGCACGCCACGCGGCTCAATGCTCATCGCGTAGCCACCAACTGTCTGGTCGGCCATGACCTTGGCGTGCAAGCTTTCAATGGTTGCATCAGCCTGCTGGTCTGGGATCGCGCCGCGCACGATCACGGCGATACGTACCGTCAGGCTCCAGTCGGTTTTGCAGAAGCTGACGTCTGTGTTGGCCTGGTCCGAGATCGGCTCAACCACAATGGCCGGCGACTCGCCACGTGTGATCGGCTCCACCCTGCTGCGGTAGATGCGCGTGCTGACGCCAGTCGTACCAGCCAGTGATGAGGCAATGGTGGCTAGGATGCTCTCGCGGCGTGTTGTCATGGCTTAGGCGCTGGCAACTTGGGTGACTGTGCAGATGATGCCAGGGATGGAAGGATTCGATGCACCGGCATCCTCAGCATGAATGTAGACGTTCAAGTTAGTCGCAGCCCACATCAGCTCGATGTAGTCATTAGCGGCTAGCTCCATCACGAAGTTGACGGTGCCAATCACGTTGCCATGTACGCCGCCATGGCTTGCGATGATGCTGAAGCGACTATCCGAGTTGGCTACATCACCAGGTGTGCCGCTGTCATTCTTGCGCAGCCATACATTGGCATCATGGATCTGCGCATCCTCATTGCTGAATTGGATGGAGAATGTAATGCTATAGATGCCGGGATACAGCACCGTGATGCGATTGTTTGATGCAATCGCAATGCCATAATTGGCAAGATCACCGGACCGCAGAAAGATCGCAGTTGGCGTGTTGATCGTCGCCACATACTGCGATGTCGAATCCCAGAAGCTGCCCCAATATCCCGGACAGCCGTGATACGCCAGCTGATTCCATCGCTGCGCGCCATTGCCGATCTTGATATTTCCTGTATCCGATTCGCGGCCAAACTCGCCATCTAGCAAGACTGGATTCCCTGCCGTCCATGCCGCACGAGTATTGGTGCGAATCGGTGCGCTCATCAGTCGTGTGCCTTGATCATCACGTAACCAGCGGTGACGCCTGAACCGGCGGTCGAGACACGCACGCGCATCAGCGCTGCGTTGATGTCCACCACCGTCAGCTGCACCGTGGAGCTGGCCACAGCGGTGAGCGGGGTGCCGATTGCGTACCAGCTGGCGCCGTTGTCGTCGCTGCCCTCCATCTGGAGCGCTGGTGCCGTGGTCGTGATTGCGCCGACGTTGACCACTAGCTGGGCGCGGTTGCCGGCGTCCCTGGTATCGAGGCTTGGCGTTGTGCTGTTGAGCGTGGTGAGCACGATCGAGCGGTCAATCAGCTGGCGCACGGCCTCGGAGCTGTTGCTGTTCTGCAGACGGTTGATTGCCCTGGTGAACGATGGCGTGGTGCCAGCGACGGTCTGCACATAACGGACGCGGTTGCCGACCATGCGGATCAGCGGTGAGCGGTAGATTCCCGTGCCCGTAATCCTCGGGAAGTCGTAGACCTTGAACCAGTTTGTGCCCGAATCGTCAGATTCTTCAATCGCCACATCCAGCGTTGGCGTGGTGCCGGTGACGGCGGTAACCGGAATGCTGACGCTGTAGCTGGTGCCAAACGTCGGTGTGAATGCCGCTGTGGTCGTGGTTGTTGTCAACGCGGCTGAGGTCACATCCGCGATGATGCCCGGCAGCGCCAGGTTGGCAGAGGTGACGGCTGCAACGGTGCCGGTGCCGATGTTGCTGGTGACGGTGCCGCTCACCGGCTGGGTGCCCAACGCACCGCCCAGCACCTGCACAGGCAGCGCATGGCTACCAACAGGATCGCTACTCGCTACTCGGATCTTCTGCCGTCCCTGATCCTCAAGCTGAATGAATCCGGTTGTCAGTGTGGTGGTGCTGGCCGGAGCAGTGCTGCCGTTCTGCACCACGATGAACAGGTACAGCACCGTCTCAGGATCAGGAACGTTCTCGATCCTGCTGGCTCGGTTTGTCCACTGATAGCCGGTGTTACTGGCCACCACTGCATCAGAGAATCCGGCCGTGAGTACGTCGAAGTTGATCTGCCCGACATGGCCAGGCGATGCAGTGGTGTTGATTGTGGCGGTGGTGTTGCCGCTGTTCCAGCCACGGCGCTGTGAGTCGAAGCTGGCATTGGTCGCAGTGGTGCCGCTGTACTCCAACTGGATGTAGTTCCAGCCGTACAGGGTCAGGGTGCCACTACCGGATGCCGGCCACGCTGCAACGGTGAAGTTAACCGTGAGCCCTGAGACGCTGGCAATGGCATAGCGGCCTGGGATGCCGGCGGCGCCAGTGATTCGCGACAGTCGCACGCTCTGGCCGACATTGGCCGCTGTGAACGGGTTGGTGGTGGGGAAAGTGACCGTGACGCTGGTGGCGCTGTTGATTGTGTAGGACAGCGCCTCGCCAATGAGATCGGCCAGCTCAAACCTGAATGTCTGGTTGGCGATCCTCTGAGACAGGATCACCTTCAGGCGTGCCAGCAACGAGCCCGAGAACGTATCAATCGAGCGGATCACCGTTTCGCTGTTGGCGGTGGTGCCGGTCGTGATGACAAGGTTCCCGCTCGACTGGTTCACCGTCATGCCGCTGCCCGTCTGCAGCAGGGTGAAATCCTCAGCCGCTTTGCCGACGATCCCGCTGCCGACTTCAGCAAAGCCCACACGCATGAATGCTGGGCTGGTGTTGATCACCTCTACAGGCGTGGCCCGCAACTCGGTGTCTGTCAGTCCGCCACCGCCAGCCGGCAACACCACCGGCAGCCGGCCGCTGTCCAGCGCTGGAAGCTTCCCGTTCACTGCTGCCAGCGTCGTCTCTGTTGCGGCGCCAGTCGGGAGCGGTAGGGCGCTAGCGCTCACCGGCTGCGTGGCCTGCCAGAAGGTGCCAGACACCGGCACCGCTGTGGCTCGCAGCTCGGTGTCAGTCAGTGGGCCAGAGACTGCAGCAGTGCCTGTGATTGACACGCTGCCGCTGATCGGCTGAGTCGCCTGCCAGAACGTACCGCTCACCGGCACCGCCGTGGCGCGCAGCTGGACATCAGTCAGCGGTCCTGACACCGGCTGCGTCGCCTGCCAGAACGTACCGCTCACCGGTTGCGTGACGCCACTGCCATCCACCGGCAGGCGGCCGCTCACCAGGACCGGCAGCTTGCCATCGATGCTGCTCAGGCTGCTGTTGCCGGTCGTCTGATTCGCGGCTGTGGCAACACCGCTCACGCTCACCGGAACGGGTGATGCGCGCAGCTCTGCATTCGTCAGGCCGCCACCGCCGCCGGCAGCGGGATCGTCAACAAACACCTGCAGCCGATCCGCAGCGCTCATTGACTGCGTGCTGAACTCAAGCGTGAGCGTCGTGTTGCCACCGCCGGTGGTCAGCACCGCACCCTTCGATGGCACGTTGAACTGATACAGGATCGTGCCGCTGGTCACGTTCGTGATCAGCAGGAACTGCTCCAGCGTGTAAGTGCCAGGCACCACCACGGTGCCGGCATTGGCGGCGCCTGGTGTGAAGGTGTAAGTGGACAGGAGAGTCTTGGCCATCAGCTCAGTGCCACCGCTACCGCTGTTCCATTATCATCCTGCCCATCCACCCAGTTTGCGCCATCATTCACCAGCACATCGCCAGCCTGTGCGCCAGCCACGTCAACATCGGCAAGGTCGCCAAGCCCGAACTGTCGTGGATCCTGGCCGGCTGCCGAGCTTTCCGGCGCAACTCGCATCAACATTAATTCGGTGAATTCGCCATCGTCAATCTTCATGGCATCACGCACCTGATAGTTGATACCATCTACGGTCACGGCTGCGCCATAGATCAATCCGCCAAATTCAGAAGTTTTTGCTGTCAGCCTGTAGTCAGTGGTGATGATCATTTCACCAGCAACCACTTGACCAGGCATGTCAAGGATGCCAAGGCCGGTAACGGCGCCACTGGTAACAGTGACGCCGAAATCGGCCAGGAACAGAGATAAGTCCTCTGTTAGCGCCATCAGCCGTACTTCTTCAGGCCGAAGCCGAAGCAGGTAACAGCGCTGGAAGCGGTGCCCGTCTCAGCCGTGCAGCTCAGGCGGATGTAACGCTTCAGGTCGTCGTGGCTAAGCGTCTTCACTTCCTTGTAGGCAGCGTTGCCGATCGCAGTGAAGGTGCCGCCGGTCACAGCAGTGAAGGTGCTGTTGTCGGAAGATTCCTCGATGCGGAACGTCAGATCAGCGGCGGCGCCAGCAGCGGTGCCGGCCAGGATGATCTGAATGTCGCCGTCGTACTCAAGGAGATCGACGCCGGTCTGGTTGCCGGTGGCGGTGATGGTGGTAGTAGCCAGCAGCGTGAAATGCTGCAGCTTCTCAAGTGTCTGTTGGAAGATTGCCATTGGTCCTCTTGCGGGATGGTTTGCGGAAAGGCTGCGGGCAAACTGCCGGGGCCGGCTCCACAATCGGAGCCGGCTGAGCTTTGCCCATGTTGATCAGGGCGATGGCGTCCGATTGCTCGGTATCAACCACCTGCCCTGCCTTGACAGCCACGCCCCTGATGGACGTGTCCTTAAGGATTTGAATCAACATCAGAGGGTGTTGTTGCCGCGGCAGAAGCCCTCGGGATGACGGACCGCAAAGTCCACATCCTGCAGGGCCACCACGCGCACGGTGCCGCTGGTGCTGTGGGTGTAGGGATCCACGGTGAGATCCAGGCCGCTCCACATCGCCATGATCAGCTGCGACCAGACCGCAAAGAAGATGTCGTTGGTCTCAACCTGATTGCTGACGACGGCGTTGTAGCCGTTGACAGTGCCGCCAGGCTCGAACACATAGGCGCCGGTGTCGGTGCCCTTGTCCTTGGTCTTCAGAGCGCCGCGCATGGTGGCGTTCATCAGGTATGCCATGGCGCCGATGTCGGCGTTGTCTGCGGCGATCTTGGATTCCATGCTCACCACCTCGGCGTAGGTCGGGGTGTTGGCAGCGAAGTCCTCGGTGTTGATGCCGGTGGTCAGCTTGATGCCAAGCGGCTGGCTGGTGTTGCCTAGGCCATAGAGGCCCACGCGGTCGATCTCAAGTGCCAGCACAGTGGCGAGATCCTGGCGGATCATCTGTTCCACGTCGATGCTGGCCTGCAGCATCAGGCGGCGGCTGTAGTCGGTGAAAGCGCCAACCGTCTTGGGCGAAAGGTTCACCTGATCGACGGTCTGCTGGCTCTCGGTGGGCGAACCAGATTCAGCCACCCAATACGCAGTAGCCGCAGCCGTCTGGCGCGGGATTGCCACGTTGCCGGTCAGTCCGGTCAAGCTGGTAACACCCAGGCCGGCCAGTGCCGAGCGGTTGCGCAGCAGCTCGATGAAGCTGCCGGGGCGGAAGTCAGTGCCGACCAGATCGCCAGCGCCAGATGCGGTGCCAACAGTCAGATCACGGCGCAGCACCTCGCTCGGCACCATGATGCCCTGGGCAGCTTTGCCGGCGCGTGCAGCGGCAGCCTCGGA